CAACAGAGGCATCAGTGACACCCACCGGCAAACTGGTGCTCACCTGAATAATCATAGGCGAGCGCGTGGTAGTCCCGTTAGGGGCATCCACAACAGAATCAACGGTGAATTTCAAAGCGGCCTTGTCGACCCCGTAAAACGTTGAGGTCGGTTTCGGAGGCGTCGCGTAGAGGGTCATCATATCCCTATCGAGGGACGAATGATTCTCCGCGATATACTCACCTCGGAAATCGCTTCTGCGAAGGTTGTCGTAAACTTCGTCGACGTTTGGCGTAGTGCCGTCATCCCCATCATCATTAACGGACAGGGTGATCTGGTTCAATTGAGTCATAATTGTACTCCTTTGCTTCCGGTTACCTGTACTGAGATCTCGTTGACAGCGGGTATCTCCCACCATACAATAAGTTCTTAGCCATAATAACCAAGTCAGTAAGTTTTGCGGTATTAATCCGCACATTCAACGTTGGCAGAATTGCCAACGCTGGGTCGGGCTCACGCGTTTTAGTCTCCTCGACTCGGGTAAAAGTTTTCCCCTGAGTCCCACCAACATCAACAGTGTAACGTTTGGTGCTGGTGTCAGAATCCTTAGTAGCGGTGAACCCACTTACAAGTGAAACTTGAGTTGTGACCACACTGGTCACTACCCAAGAGGCACGTGCCTTAAACCCCAGATTCGGAGTCCAGGCACTTAGTGTGTCTGCGATGTTGAAGAACCACCCAAACACAAACGAGTAGGGGACGAGGTCAAGCGCCGATTCAGGCACTTTAGAAAAACCCCAAGGATCCATGTTGTCGAGATCGACATCACAGAGAACCCCTGCTCTACAAGTCACTTCAGTTGACACGGATCGAGCAACATTTGCATAGATCCCTGCCCACGGCTGATTGAAACTAGCTCCTACATTTATGGAGTCAGATCCAAAATCAAACGTGTCTGAAGCCGTTCCCCTAAAAGTCTGTCGAAGATCCTGGAATTCCTTTTGAAAGGCGTTCACAGCACCTCGGACATCATAATAAAGGGGGCGCCAGCCGTAGCGGATTTCCATCCACCGATCGGCCAGCGAACTCAAGGTCAATTCGTCCTTGATCTGTCGAAAGGATTTTCTAGCAGCCTTTCGGGCTCGCGAATATTTTGCGAGGTCCTTAAGCTGC